ATCTCATCCCCTGGGCAATCGTCGGAGACGACACAGAGTTAGTACCTGCATGTAAGAGCTGCAACAGTAGGCGCGGGGCTGAATTCATCAACGGTCAAAGAACAGCACAAGCCCATTTAAGAGCAGAACACCTAGGACTCGACCCAACGACAAAACCAAAAGCAAAACAAAATAATCCAGAACTTTTTTTGAAAACAGAAAAAATAATGACCCCGTCCCCTTCCTTTCTCTTATCTGAAGGGATTCAAACCGAATCAGTTCGATGTCTCGCGTCTGCGGACATTTCGCTCGGGATTGGAATGGTTCAGCCAAGGTTGGAATCGGTCACCCAGGGACATGGTTCTTACGGGCCGTTAGTTGCTGCATGGTCGGAAAGAGTTCTTTCGAGGACGTTGTTTGATTGGCAGAAGGTTGCGCTTAATGGGCAGTTGACCCACGATGAGAATGGTGACCTTGTGTTCCGTGAGGCGTTGACTAGCTGCGCCAGACAGAACGGCAAGTCCGTTGCTCTTACTAGCCTCTGTGGATTTTTCTTGACCGACTGGTCAGCGATGCGGGGAAAACCCATCCATGTTCTTTCCGTTGCCAACAAACTTGATCGCGCGGTTGCAATTTTCAACGAACTTGCTCCGGTACTCGAGGCACAATTTGAAGGCCATGTCACATGGAGTTACGGACGCAACAAAGTTGAGATGCCGAACGGGTCAACGTGGGAAGTCAGGGCTGCGACGCCGAACCTTCACGGCGGAACTTACGATCTGATTGTTGTCGACGAAATTTGGAACGTATCCGAAGAGGTGTATTTTGACGCGCTCCGCCCGTCGCAGATTGCGGTCAAGTCTCCGCTCCTTTCCTCCTGGTCAACTTCAGGCGATGAATCTTCAAAGACAATGCAACGATTACGCGAGGCAGCCATTGGCGCAATAGATCAGCAGAAGCAAACTCGTCTTTACTTTGCCGAATGGAGTCTCCCATCGGTTGACCCGAACGACGAAATCAACTGGGGGTATGCCAACCCCGCCCTCGGTCAGACGATTACCCTTGAGGCACTTCAAGCAGCTGCGGAAACTCCTGATCGTGCAGCCTTCCTCCGCGCCCATCTCAATCTGTGGGTCTCGTCGGCGGACGCTTGGATTCAGCCTGGAGTCTGGGACAAGTTGTTCACAGAATTTGACTGCCCGACAGGGGGCGTCCTCGCGGTCGATTCATCAAGCGACAGTTCCAAGTACGTCGGCATTAGATGCGGACTCACAGAGGAAGGCAACATCATTGCAACCGTCCAGTTCTCTACCGAGTCACTCAAGGAAATGTGGGTGCATGTCAATAAGGCAATGGAGGACGACCCGAAGTTACGGCTGGCAATTACACCGGCACTTGACCTTCATACGCCCGAGAAGTTAGAACGGCGACGTCAAATTTTCGGCTACGCCGAGGTACTTAAATTTACCGGTCTGACGCGCTCGCTCATTCTCGAGAAACGCATTTACCACCGAGGCGAAGAACTGCTCGCAACTCATGTCAACCGCGCCGTCCTTGCCCGCGCAAACGGTCAAGTCGTGATCAGCAGTCAACGCTCCCCTGGCCCTATCGAAGCAGCGCGACTTCTAGTCGTTGCAGCCGCGCTTGTTTCCCGCCCGTCAAATACTGGACGCGCAGCAATGGCGTTCGGAAGGTAGTTGCATTTGCAACAAGTTTGTGGGAGACTCCATCCGTGGCGTTCTTCTCCCGAAAAATCACAACCGCTGAATTTGCATCTTCGCCAATTAAAGCCGCTGCCGGTGTTGGCAGTCTTGGCGTCCCACCGATGTATGCATGGTCTAGCGGTGCATTTGAGCAGGTCGCCCTTAGTCTCCCGACTGTGTCGCGGGCGAGAGACCTTCTCGCCTCGACCATCTCAAGTCTTGAGTTCCGTCAAAAGGTAAAACAATGGAACGGCGAAAAGTACGAAGAGATATACGTCCCGAATGAATCGTGGATGGAAAATCCTGATCCGAAAGTTCCGCGCCAGTTCATCCTTGCAAATACGGTAACGGACTTGTGGATGACGGGACGCGCCTTCTGGGCAGTTACTTCCCGTAATGCAACCGACGGACGCCCGATGAGTTTTGAATGGCTACCGTCCGCAAACATTCAGACGCCAAATCAGCAAGGACCACAGTTCTTCGGCATGCCAGACGAAATTGAATTCAACGGCATCCAGTTAGACCCCAACGAAATCATTACGTTCCTTGCACCGACAACTGGTCTCATGTATTCAGGCCGACGCTCGGTCAGCATCGCAACTCACCTCGATCAGTACGCAGACCGCGCAGCCACAATCGAAACCGTTCCTGGTTATCTTCAGCAAACTTCCGCGGGCGAAACAATGTCCGGTGAAGAACTTGGAGACTTGGCAGCGCAATGGGCGCAGGCTCGTCGAGAAGGAAACGTCATTGGCGCGTTGAACAACTATGTCAACTTTGTTGAGTTTGACCGCGACCCGCTTGAAGTCAACGCAGCGCAACGCGAATACCAAGCACTTGACCTTTCCCGTATGTGTTCAGTCCCTGCGTACCTTGTCTCAGCCCCGACTCCAGGCGCATCCATGACATACCAAAACGCAACGCAAGCCCGTCAAGACCTCTGGCTATTCGGCGCGCAAATGTACGCACATGCAATCGAATCTCGTCTCAGCATGAACGACGTCACCGCGCGCGGACGCTATGTCTGTTTCGACACCGACGACCTTCTTGCCGTGGGCGATATGCACGACGCTCTTATTGAGCCACAAGTTCCAGACCTCGAGGAGATTCCTTCATGATCAAGTTCACCGCCGTCCCCGTCACTCTTGACGCTGCAGCTGGAGAAGATGCACCGCGCACCATCACCGGCATTGCAGTCCCTTGGGACACCGTCGCAACCGTTTCAGGTGGCGAAAAGGTCATGTTCAAGCGCGGAGCCTTTGACTTGAATGCAAAGCCCGCGCGACTTCTTGAAAACCACGACGGACGCCCGATCGGCATCGTTAGCGAACTTGTTGACCTTGACAACGGTCTCGGCTTTTCAGCAACCTTTGCTCGTTCAAAAGCAGCTGACGACGTTATTGAACTCATCCAAATGTCCGCGTACGACTCGGTCTCCGTCGGTGCAGTACCTAAGAAATTCAAGTACGACAAAAACGGCGTCATGATTGTTTCATCCGCTGATCTACAAGAACTTTCGGTAGTTAGCGTTCCGGCATTTGCCGACGCAATCATTGAACAAATCGCAGCCTCAGAACACGACCCCGAGGTCGAAGAAGAGGCAGACGAACCCCAACCCGACACAAGTCTCCAGGAGGAAACAATGTCACAAGAAACCCAAGTCGAAGCCTCCGCGCCCGACGCCATCCCAACATCCCCAATCTTCGCATCAGCCAAGAAAGAATTCCACATGCCTTCAGCAGCCGAGTACATCTCAGCCGCTTTCGTTGGCGGAGACCAATGGCGAGCAATGAGCGAAGGCATTCGTGCAGCTGCACCAAACGTCCTTACCTCAGACATCCCAGGTGTTCTTCCACTTCCAATCGTTCAGCCTGTCTACAACAACTTCATCGGTCGTCGTCCAGTCATTGACGCAATCGGTGCAAAGGCAATGCCACAAGGCGGAAAAGTATTTATCCGTCCAGAAGTAACAACTCATACTTCAATGGGCGTTCAGTCAACAGAAAACACCTCACTCACTCAAGGAACTTTCGTTGTTACAGACAACCAAGTAACCAAGGGCAGTTACGGTGGATTCGTTACCTTGTCCGAACAGAGCATCGACTGGTCACAGCCTGAGATCATCAGCCTTGTCCTCGATGACATGGGTCGCATCTACGCAAACGAGACCGACAACGTCGCAGCAGACAACTTGAAGACCGGTGCAACCGTTACTCGTAACTTTGCACTTGCTTCTGTAACTGATCCTGCTTATTGGGCATCATGGATTTCGGGTGCAGCACAGACAATCTTGTCTTCAAGCAATGGCAACTTGCCAACCCACATTTTCGTAAACCCAGAATGGTGGGGATTTTTGCTCAGCCTTTCGGACACAGCAGACCGTCCGTTGTTCCCACAGATTGGGCCAATGAACGCATTCGGAAATCTTGCACCAGGACAAGTCAACGGCAATGCCTTCGGCTTGCAAGTAGTAGTTGACCGCAACTTCGCAGGCGACACTCTAATTATCGGTGATGCATCTGGTTACGAAATCTTCGAACAGCAGAAGGGCGCACTCAGCATCGACGTTCCGTCAACGCTCAGCCGCACAATCGCATTCCGCGGTTACCTTGCAACGCTCATGATTGACGCAACCAAGTTCGTCAAAATGGCTCCAGTCGGCTGATAAAGACAAACAAGAAGGAACTGGAAAATGGCTACTTACGATCTCGCGTTTCATACGCGCCTCGATGGGTACGCCATTTTTCAGACCTTCGTTGAGACTGGAATACAAGTCGGGGACTCCGTAACAGTCACAGGCGCAGGCCACGGATTCAACGCAACCGCAACCATCGTCTCAACACAAGACTTTGAATTCATCGGAGTATCTGACGAGGGCGACCTTGAATTTGACTCCGATGTAATTCGTCTTTACCAGTTCCTTTATGTCAACGCAGGCTCGGACTTCACTCGGTCTACTGCTACCGGCACAATCACCTTCACCCCGAGCATCAGTTGGATCACAAACGCAATGGTTCTTGAATTCTTGGGCATTGACGTCGCAACTGCCAATGACACAGCCTTCATCACTACTTGCGTAGCAGCTGCAAACTCGTACATCTATCGCAAGCGTCGCGAAGCGGGGTATACAGATTCGCAGAGCGTTGTTCCAGATGCTGCCGTGAAATTGGGCGGGATTCTTTATGCCTCAACCCTGTATCGCGAAAGAGGGAGTGCCGATTCCTTCGCCAGTTTCGATTCCATGTCTTCAATTCCCATCCCGTCAACTATGGGACGCATCATGGCCCTCATTGGCTGCGGAAGACCACAGGTTGCATAATGGCTGCAACAGGAATCCTCGTTGACGCGGTCAACGCAATCAAAACACAACTCACCGCTCTCGGTCTCAAACCCGTAACAGATCCCCGAAACGCGCGCCCAATGTCCGTCATGATTGAACTTCCCGTCATGACTTCGTTTACTTACAACGTCGGCGACTTTCGGATACCCGTCAGAGTCTTGGCAGCCCCTCCAGGCAATCAGGACTCAGGCGACTATCTCATGTCAACTGTTGACACAATCATGAACTCGCCCATCGCAGTTACAGACGCCCGTCCAGGCAATGCAAACTACGGCGGGCAAGATATACCCACATACGATCTCACGGTGGCAATCGCCGTGCGTAGAAACTAAGGAGCAGCAATGCCGACAGCAACATTCCTCTCAGGCGCGACCTGTAATATCACCCCCACAGGCGGAGCAGCCGTGGATGTCAGCGATCAACTTTCCTCCTGTGAGGTACTTTTGGGCTTTGAGCTGCTTGAGAGCACATCGCTAGCAGATACTGGCCGACAGGCGGTGAAAGGTTTGCAAAGCGTCTCGGTCAATCTGTCGCTTTATCTTTCATACGGCTCAACCGAAATGGAAACACTCCTCAGCGCAATCGTTGCTGCGGGTTCATGCACAATTGTTGTGTCCCCATCGGGCACCACAGAGTCTGCAAGCAATCCAGAGTTCACGATTACGTCGGCAACACTTGACGCCGCTCCGGTCATCATGTCGTCCATCGGCACCCTTGCCGTAGCCACAATTTCGTTCTCAAACGGCACCTGGGCACGAGACATCACCTGATAATTGAAAGAGGGAAACAATGAAAATCCGACTACAAGTAACACCGATTGAAGGAGACCCCTATGAAGTCGAAACGAATCTATTCGTTGTCGTCGCATGGGAACGCAAATTCAAACGACAAGCATCCAGTCTCGGTAATGGCATCGGCGCAGAAGACCTTGCATTCTTTGCATTCGAATCTGCTCGAGCTGCGGGAATCACCACTCCGCTCGCCTTTGACGATTACATCAAAAAAACAAAATCCATTGAGGTCATCTCGGAGGATTCACCGTCTTTTACAGAAGCGGCAGTTTCCGACGCTCTCTAGCGGAGGTTCTTGTCGCGACTGGATACTGGACACCCGACATCCCATTCGACACAGACGACCTCTTTACGGTTGTTGACGTGTTACAAGAACAAAAGAAACAACGAAGAAGATGACAACGAACACGACAATCCAAGTCACAGGACTCAAGGAAGCGATTCGTTCTCTGAACAAAGTTGAGCCAGGACTGCGCAAGCAGTTTGTCAAAGACCAGACCGCCATTGCACAGCCCGCCATAGACGAAGTAAAGCGCGGATACCAACGCGAATACCTTTCCGGCATGGCTCGCAACTGGACACAAAACGGCAGCAAGAAATTTCCCTTTTCGGTTGCTCGAGCAATGTCAGGCGTCAAATTAAAAGTAGACGCAAGCCGTGAAGCAACCTCCCTGATCTACATTCAACAGACCAACGCTGGCGCTGCAATCTGGGAGGCGGCTGGACGCAAAACATCTAACAGCCTAGGCAACAACATAGGTTCAATCCCTGCGCCAAACCATACGCGCAACCTCGGGCCTGCAGTGTTTCGCAAGCGCAAACAAATTGAGCGCGAAATGCTTCAAGCGTCTAAAGAAGCGATGAGACTTGTACAGAGAGAACTTGACTAATGGCACTTGCAATTCCAATCATCACAGAATTTGACGGCAAAGGAATTAAATCCGCCCTTAACGAATTTAAGAATTTGGAGTCCGGAACCGAAAAGGTCGGCTTCGCAGCGCAACAGGCAGCGAAACTTGCAGTCATTGGTTTCGCAGCGTTGGGCGCAAGTGCAGCAGCTGCGGGAGCAGTCCTCTTCAAAGCAGCGCAGGCAGCAGCAGCAGATCAGGCAGCACAGGTTGAACTTGCCAACGCAATTAAGGCAAGCACAACAGCATCTGACCTGCAGATTAAAGGCCTGGAAGAATTTGTAGACAAAACTCAGCGGGCAACGGGCGTCGCCGACGACAATCTTCGTCCGGCACTGGGTCGTCTTGTCAGGGCAACAGGTGACGTCACGAAAGCGCAAGACCTGCTCAACCTCAGCCTCGACCTCTCCGCAAGCACAGGCAAATCCGTTGAGGCAACAGCAAATGCGCTCGCAAAAGCCCAGGAGGGTTCTTTTGGTGCACTTGCAAAACTTGGTGTCGGCTATGACGCTGCAACATTAAAAGCAGCAGGATTTGAAAAAGTCCAAGGGATGCTTGAGGATCGTTTTGGCGGTTCCGCAGCTGAGAAAGCAGCAACTTATGAAGGCGTAGTTGCTCGCCTCAAAATCACTCTCGGAGAACTCCAGGAGTCAATCGGCTACAAGGTGCTTCCCATCTTGACAAAACTTGGAGACTCAGCAGTCCGCATCGCTGAAGCATTTGGTCTCAAGGGCGCAGCAGGAGGAGTAAACCAACTTGGAAAAGAAATCGCAACACTAGGCACAGACGCCGACGGCATGATTAACACGTTTGGCAAAATCTACAATTCAATTGCTGGACTTGTTAACGGAATCATGAATGCACTCGCGATTCCGTTATCGGTAATTAATTTCTTGCGCACAGGCGACTTAGGGAATTACAAAGTTAAAGGTCTTCCAACTTTTGATCAGTTAACGGCGCAGAACCCAATGTCTAATCGTCCCGTCTCGACGCAACAAGCCGAAGCAATGTTTGCCGGATCAACTATTTCTGGCGCAGCAGGCGGAGCGCCTGCAACTATCCCACCAGTACCACCCAAAGCATCTAAGGCTCCACCGTCAATTTTTGACAACACGTCAGGCAACGCAGGCGGATTCGAGCAGGCAGGCATCGGCGGTATCGGGCCATTTGACAACATCACAATTAACCTTGACGCAGGACTCATCTCGTCTCCCGCCACCATCGGTCAAGACATCATCGACGCAATATTGGCAGCGCAACGCGACTCAGGCGTTGTCTTCGCACCGGCAGCGACACTGTGACCGTCCCCACATATCAAGTCCTTGTCGGATTCCAAACGACTACAGGATTCGGTC